TTAGCACCGAAGTGCTGCCTACCCGTAGCCCCCACATTGTCACTTGGCGCTGTTCCTAGCCCACAGATACGCAAGTATCAAGGCTAAGCCGACACCGGCACGCAAGTACAGTCCAGCACCTTGCGTGCTCGCTGCCCTGTCGCCAATGACAATAAGAGTGCCAATAAGCAGAGCGCTTGGTTCACTGTTCATCACCCATCTCCCTGAACCGTTGCTCCATCTCCTTGGCAAGTTCTGCATAGGAGTTGGGGTATTGGTTCCTGAGCATCTGAATGCTTGATGTGAAGTTCCATTGGCTCTTGAGCATTGCCTGAGAGTCACCACAGACGCTGTTGATGAGAGCAGGTATGTCCTCATCGTGCATGTCGCTGTGGCTCGTCACCTCTTCGCCTGAAGGGGTAAGCGTCAATGTTGTGACACAGCCACCTGCGACCATCATGTAGACGGTTGCGCCGTTCTGCTTGTGCCTCGTGACTGAAGCCCAATCCTTCTTGCCCAAAGAGACATCAGTCATCAACTGATTGGCAGGGGAGTCCATGATGTCAGTCAGTTCCTCCATGGTGGCTGTGGTGAAGGGGCGTGTGACTGCGCCTGCTCCATAGCCCTCTGCGTCTAGTTGCTTGAGTGACATGCCCTGTGCTTCTGGAGGTCTATGGGCTGTGTGCTCATCTACCTCGTCCAAGCCCACCTGCTGTATCAGGATTAGGGCATAGGGCTCCTCGGTGAACGAGAAGTCCTTCTCTGCGCTTTGCGAGATGGTGCGTAGTGCTTGCAGCATCTCCTTGCGCTTGTTCTCCCTGTGTCCCTTGGCAGCATTGTTGATGATGCTCTCCAACTCGGACATAAGTTGCTTGTCTGGTTGTTCCATTAGTACATCTCCCTTGCTTTGAGTTTCTTGTAGTTTGTTCTGTCTGGTCTCTGCCCAAGTTGTATCTTGCGCAGGGTTGTTGCTGCTTGCTCCGCATGGCGCACGATGGTGATTTCATGCTTGGCACAGAAGTCCAAGCACCAATCGCGCAAGAAGCCAGAGGCAACATCGCCACGACCCGTTACTTGTGTGTCAGAGACCCATACGACAGGCTCGTTGTGCCTGCGCATTGATACCCCTAACTCAAGTGCTGGGCCATCTACGCCGTTGTTCCCTGGGAAGTTCGGCAAGATGCTTGTGCGCCTGCCACCTCGTGCTACGAGCCAGATGTTTGCGCCTTCTGGCTCATTACCTGACGAGTAGCACAACACAGTTGCGCCTGCCGTTGCTGCCATGATGGTGTCAAGGTGCTCTGATGTGAAGGACATAGAGCCTGAACAATCCACAATGACAACGCCTCCCTTGCTTCTGGTCTTGCGAGCAAACACCCTCTGCTCAGGGTCTGTGTCCTCACGGACAATGAACCTGATGCTCTTGCCATACGGCATGGGTATCAACTTGCGCCCCTTGCGCCCCGTGTGAGGGAGCGTTAGAGGCATCTTGTCCAGAAGCGCATGAGCCCAACCGTCAAGACTTGGAACAATCTGACGCAGAAACGGCTTGCCGTTGCGAGCAACGCGCTTGCCGTACATCTGTTGTTCTGTCCTGCGCTTGAGGCTGCCATTGCCCTTGACGCCCTGCTGTGACTCCTGTTGCTCCTTGATGCCACGCTGGTGCTTGTAGCGCGCCTCAATGGAGGTTGAGATTCCGTCAATGGAACTACAGATGTGGTCATAGCAGGTGTTGGCATGACGCGCATTCCCCTTGCCCTCTTTGTTGACTTTGCGCATGATTGTCTCTGAGTACCAATCAGCGCTCCTCCACACATTCTCCATGGAGTTCTCAACATGAGCCCTAAGTTCCTCGTCCTTGATGCCGGCGACAATGTCCCTGCCTGCTTGCGTACCTGCGTAGGCAAGAGCAGCAACGATGACGCTGTGACTTGGAGTTGGGGTATTGAGCATGCTGACAAGCGGTTGGACATTGGCAACACCGATGGTGGGGTCGCCTCCGAACACCTTCCTGTAGGCATAAGTTGCGACAAGACGCTCTGCGACTGTCACAATCTCGTGGCTTCTGTCCCTGCGCTTGACAAAGCGGTTCTTGTCCACTAGCCCGTAGCGAGAAAGCAGAAGCCCGAAGCGACGAAGTCGCCTGAACTCTGGACCTTCCTCGTTGGGGGCAGAGAACATGTGCTCCCTCTCAGTTGATGACAGATGTATCTGTACACCATCAAGAGAGGTTGGCACAGAACCTGTTGTCACAAAGCGCGAGTGCTTGGCACCCTTGCGTTGCTCCAGACTGTCTGGCGCAAACCGTTTGGTCTGGGGCATTAGCGAACCTCTGCCTCAATGATTGCCAGAGAGTCCACAATGGACTCTGCGACCTCGGGGAACACCACCTGGGCACAAGCACGCAAGTTCTTGCTTGCTTCGTACATGCGGTGGAACTCCACAAAGGAGCGCAACGAGTAGCGGTTGCTGGCATGCTCATCTGTGAAAGATGAAGCCAGATTGCGCAGGTACTCGGGCAGGGCAGCAATCGCCTTGGGGTTTGGCGTATTGACCTCACAACGCACAATCATGCGGTCAAGGATTGCTGGTGCCAAGTCTTCTGGGACACCGTTCATGGTTGCCACAACAGAGAAGCCACCAGCAGGTGTGACCACCTCGCCTGTGTCTGGGTTCTGCCAAGAGGCGCTTGCTTCTGTGTCAAGCAACATCATGAGTTTGCTCTCCACATCGCCGTTGATGCGATTGACCTCATCAACAACGAGCCTTGCGCCTTCGCGCCAAGCCTTGATGCCAACGCCTTCTTGCCACTTCAGATTGCCCGATGCTTCACGGCGCCAGAAGCCAATAAGGTCTGCTTCTGTCATCTCTTCGGTACAAGCAAGCCTGTACGAAGTCTTACCGTTGAGCCCTTGGGTCAGACCGAAGTAGGTCTTGCCTGTTCCGGGAAGTCCGTACAGAAGCACTCTGTTGGAGTGCTCTATGGCGAACTCTGCTCGTTGCCAAGAGGTAAGTTCCTCTTGCTGTTCTGGTGTTACTTGCTGGGTATCCATTGCGTTTGTCCTCCTTGGACTGTTGGTTGTTGTTATTTATTTCCTTCTGCTTGCGCAGAGAGGTCTTTGTAGAGTGCCTCCATAACGGCAGGCTTCTGTTGGAACATGGCTTTCGGTACTGCAAAGAACAAGAGCATTGCGTCAATGACCCTGTTCTCTCCTTGCTCGTACTCGTCAGCATGTATCTTGGTGTAGAACACAGGCTCATCTGGCTTCTCGTATTGACGAACTGCTACATAGCAGTTGTCTGCAAGGAGCATGAGTGTGATGCATGCGTCAGCCTTCTCACTTGTTTCTGAGTTGGTTGCCTTTGCGTCCATGCGAGCAAGCACACCGATAACTGACTCTTCCCTTGCGACAGAGAGAGAAAGCAACTTGTGCTCAAGCATCTCGTAGATGTCACCGCCCTCTGCCACCTTGGAGAATCCGATTAGCACATCGGGCTTTGAGCCCTCAATGGTGTCTTCTCCTTGGACAAGGCGCTCTGTGTGCTTGGACACATGGTCAAGCACGCCATCTACCTCGTCTGATGGCACTTGGTTGATGGTGAACAGAGAGTGCAAGCCCTCTGGCTCACCTAACTCTGTCCACATAGCCTGTTCTAACTTCCTGAACTCTGTCTCAACACCCTCTGCTCTATCAGAGGTGACTCGTTCAGAAGCCTCATTGACAATCTTGGCTGCTTCCGCAAGCACATCTTGTTCGTCTTGGGTCATGGGAGTTGGCGCTTCCCGATGAGAACCTTGCCGTTCTGGAAGATGAGGTTCTTGCTGGTGTGTAGTTCCCTCCAGCGCAAGACCGATTGGTACGAGGTCTTGATGCCCATCTTGTTGATGGCAAGCCACAAGCGGCGAGCCGGAAAGCGCTTGTCGTAAAGCAACTCAAAGAATACCTCTGAGTCTTGACTCTCCTCCAGCATGTCCATGACCTGCTGTAACTTGTGGAGCCCTGGCCCTCGGCGTCCCTGTTGCCCTGCTTGAGACAGAGCCTCAGAGAATGAGATTGCCTTGCGTTTCTTGGTTTGTTTCATTGCGTTTGCCTCCTTGGCGTTTGCGTCGGCGGTTTGCCGACGCTCAGCGAGGTTAGCGAACGCCGAGCCCGCCGTCAAGCGAACATTTGTTCGCCCCGCTCTCTTCTTCGAGCGATGACAGCGGTAGCGGTAGCGGTAGTGCTACTCGCCCTGCATCTGACGCACACGAAGCAATGCGTACTGCTTGCTTCGCTCAACTGCATCATCCGGCAACGTGATTTTGATTCCGTCGCACAAGTTGATGATGTAGTCCTTCAACGCCGGTCGCACCGTGAGGGCAAGCACGACAAGTTCAGTCAGTACTTCTTCTGCAATGTGCTTCTCTTCGTCAGAGAAGTCCGGTATTTCAAACGTTCCTGTTGGCATCATTATCTTTCTCCATGCTTTGCGGGCTTGATGTGTGTGCGCTCTTGTTGTGGCACACGGGTGGCACTTCTACTCGTACGTGAAGCACGATGCTGTTGTCACACTTCGGGCAGTTCCACTTCTCCTTCACAGGTCTACGACTTCCCACTCGGACTGCGAGAATCCACGTATCTTGCCGTCCGGCTGAATGTAAACCCAAGTCGGAGCATCAGGGTCACAGTTGCATCCTGCGACATTCCGCTTGTCGTGCACCACGATGGTGTCACACTTCTTGCATTTCGCTGCGCTGGTCATTTGTTTTTCTTTCTCCTCCAGTTTTTGGTTTCCGCTGTTAGAAGTCCCTTAGCGTATAGGTGGCACCGACACGGGCACTCATCGAGTATCGTGTCGGGCCACCTAGTTAGCGCTCTTTCAACTGTGCCGCAGTGGTCACAGCCCCATTCAGAAGGGGGCTTCGTCTGCGACTGCAACTGGTTCCTCTGAGGTCACGCTCCACAGAGAAGCATCTGGGAACTGTGCAATCTTGCGCACCAGCCAGACATCACTCTGCTTGCCGTCCTTTGTCGTAAGCACCACTTGCTCACCCTCGGTAGCGGCATGACGGAGTTTCGCACCCCACGTGCCGTCCTTGAGTTTGTACCAACTGTTTGTTTCGTTACTCATAGGTAATAGTCTCTCCCCTGGCCTAGAGCCAGTCTTAGTCGTTCCACCATGGATTTGTACATGGCTATTTTTTCCTCCAACTCGGTAACCCGAGCCTGAAGACCTTTCTTATCTTCTCGCAGTGTATCCACCGCGACTTGCAGTTCAGTCAACCACGAGTTGAGCATGTGCATGTCATCGGACATTCCGGCGCTCCTTCAGTTCCTTGCGTGCACGCTTGATGCGTTCATTGGCTGACAGCCCACCCCATACACCGAAATCAATGCGGTTGTTCATGGCGTAGCGCAGGCAGTCCTCTCGGACTGTGCACTTGGCGCAGATGGACTTGGCCTTCTTGACAAAGGTATTGGCGCCACGCTCGGCAAAGAAAATCTTTGAGTCCAAGCCTTGGCAGGCGGCGTGCTTCATGAATTTGTCGTCGGTGTCATCCAACAACCATTCGCTGAATAGTTGCATGTAGTCATACTCCCCACGGCGAGAAGCCGTCGTTGCTGGTTTCTTTGGCGTAGTCATGAATTGCTTTGGCGGCCCGCAGGTTTGTAAGCGGGTCGAATAACTCCTCGCAACCAACGTTAGCCAGAACGCCAATCGTTTGCAAGTACCCATTCGGATACCAGCGAGTCGGCAGGCACCACGACCTGTCGTTCACCTGCGTCAAGCCAATGTCGGTAGAGCCGTCCCTGTTCAGAGTCGTGTTGTGTGCTTCCGGCTGGCATCGGGACTCGCGCCACATGATGTAGTCAAGAGTCTCTAGTTCTTCTTCTTGCCAGCCTGCTTCAAGCGCAAGCACCCACCACTGTCCACACCGTGCCATGGGCGGAATTATGTAAACACTAGTGGTAGTGGTGGGTGCCTGTGTGGTGCTGACCATTACCCCCGTAACGCTTTGCTCAGCACCTCTTGCTTTGGCTGGCTCCTGTGACGGCTCGTCGCCGTAGGAAACTCCGACGAAGAACAACGTCGCAGAAACCGCTGCCAAAATCCTTGGTATCAAATCCATTTTATTCTCCTTTGCTCCTTGAAGGGTTTTGCCCTGACCGGGTGGGAATACCAGCGAACCACCCGGTCAGGGACGATGAGCCCTGAAGGAGGACAGGGACCCTTATTCTCATCGTTTACTTCTCTATCAAAGACACTACCTGACTGAACTCCTCAAGGTCCATAAGCACTATGCCACGGCTGGTCCCGTCTGGCATAGCCACCATAACGAATGGTCTGATGTCACCTATGGCTTTGGCTGCATCGGACTGAGCCTTTGCTGCATTAAACCTGGTGGCAATAGGACTTATCTGAGCGCCGGCCTTTATCTCGCATCTGAAGATTCCTCCCCAGTTCTCCTCATGACGCGTGAGATGACCGCCGAGACCCAACTTCTTACGCGCACGCCGAGCCTTGCTGTCTCCCTTTCGGCGATTGCGTCTGCCTCTAGCAGCAGGGTCTCCACACCCTTTGACACGCCGTTTCCCCTGACGGTCCTCTCTTCCCAGAGTCCCGAACAGACGACATGAATCATTGGTGCACTTGTCGCTATTGCCTTCGCAATATCCTTTTCGTTCATTCACGGTTGGCTCTTGCCTCAAGAGCCTTGATTGCTTTGTTGGCCTCGGCCTTGGTCAGCATGTCCAACTTGTTGATTGGACGGTTGATGATGTCAGCCACGGTCTCAGTCTGCCTTGGGCGCTCACCGATTCCGTTGGCCAGCAGCATCGCACGCAACTTGCCAATCTGTGCACTTGATGCAGGGGAGTTGGGTTCCTTAATCTGTGGCTCTTCTTCCTTGGCCTCAGGGAATACTTCCTTCACCTTGTCAAGCAGTGCCTGCGTGCCATCAACCACTGGTGCTGGCTCCGGCTTGGTCTGCATGCGCTTGAACACATCACGCAACTTGGGCATGGATGCATCGGTCAGTTCGTTCAGGTCAACGCCTGCCTCTTTGGCTACATCCTGCGGGTCAAGCCCAGCCTTAGCGCAAGCAGCACGGAACTTGGTAAGCAAGTCAGCATCTGACTTTGGCTCCTGGCTGCGTGCAACCTTGGTCATTTCCTCACGGCTAGGGCGTGGCGCAGTCTTGGACTGGAACACGTAGTTGGCCAAGGCCCTCCCGATTGCGGAGGTCTCTGCATTTTCCACGTGAGATGTCCGGTTCACTGGGCTGGCATCCCGAATCTCTTCGGCAAAGCCAGTTGCCACTGGGCGTGGGTCGCTGATGTCTTTGTAAATCTCAGCCCTGAACACGACCTTGCTGTCGTCGTAGTGGTGGATAGCAGTGAAGACCTGTCCGTTGGGGTACATCTCCCAGAACTTGGCAAGCCTTGCTTCTACTGTCTCGTAATTATCCAAATTGAATCTCATTGCTGGTCTCCCTTGTTTGCTTTGAATTGCCTGTATGTGGTTTGTTTCTTGTATTTATCGCGGAGGGCTGGATGTTCCTCCTCGAACTTCTTCTGGTCAAACGACTTACGACTGACGTTCTTCCAGGTGCACTGAACGATACCGTTGTGAGTGGCAATCGCAGCATCGCCCATGCGTCGGCAGACTTCTGCCTGCAACTGACCGATGTGTTCTTCCATGGACTTGACAATCTCCTGCGACTTGCGGAGTTGCTCAAGCACTGACATGGTGTCGCCGTCCAGTTCCACAACCTTGTCCTCTGCGTTGGGGTGCAGGGAAGAGATGTTCTGATACGACGGACGCACGTCATCTGGGAACATGCCCATGTCCACGTAGGACAGCAGGCGCCGGCATGCCTCAATGTGGGTGCGCTTCTCGTCGCTGGTGACCTTCTGTGTGTGGAACTTCAGGTCCATGTCCGAGTCAAACACACACCAGACAATCTCGTCGGTGCCCGTGCAGATGGCTTGCTGCACTCCCTGCCAGTACCACATGACTGGCAGTTTGCCGTCAAAGCGCTTCTTACTGGTCTTGATTTCGTGAATTAGACCATCGGGATTGACGGCATCAATCGTGGCGATAAGGCGCACACCGTCCTCTTCGTACACGTACATCTCCTGTGGCTCCTCAAGCGGGTAGCCAAGCAGAGAGGATGACCAGTTACGAACTGGTGCCTCCAGCGTCGTGCCGCGCAGCATCGCTGAGTTCGGGGCTTTCGGCTGCGGTGGTTCGGCAGCGATGAGTTCGCTGACAAGGTCGGCAGTCTTTACATATGGATGAGCGCCGTGAACTGCGGCAGCGACGCTGGCCGAGATTCGGGCTTCGCCGTTTTCGTTCTTCCATCTCACTGCCAGCCATTCGGCTGAGCCGTGCGTTGGTTTGCTGATTTTATTGATTTTCATGGAGCCTCCTTCGCTCGTTTTGGTCAGCGTAGCGCTGAATGTTTCATTCCACAACCCAGTCGGGCTCGTCGAGGATGACGATTTTTTGGACCATGCCAACCGGAATGTGCGTGACCATTCCAGTCGTGTCAAGTTCCGGCTCTTCCATCGGGCACCATGAGCAGGTGACCGACACGTAATCATCAAGCAGGTCGGGCCAGAGCCAGCCCACGCTGATTACATGCTGAGGCTTCGGCTTGTATTCCTTGGTGGAAATCCAACCGT